ACGTTTACCTCATCCCATCTAGTTGCATAGTGTTTACGGCTCATAAAGTGTCCTGCGTGTAATCTACTTACATCATCTACTTTACCACAAGTAAAACATTCAGCTTTGCCATTGTTTGCAAATCTATTGCGGATGTATAGGCTGAACACACTATCTAGCTTTTTAACTATTTTGCTTCTAGTCATTTATCCATAGCTTGTAATAAAGACTTACCAATTGGCTCATTGATACCCTGTATTGCTTTATATATTTTTCTTGACATACGCTTTACTTCTTGCTTCTCGGTCTTTGTACTATCACTACCTAGATTTGTGTATAGGTTGCAATCTAATTCTAGTAGCTTGTCTATCTTCTGATTGTCTGTTATTTGTTCTGCTAATATGTTTTCTATCATATGCCAAAGATAAGCCTACTTCTAAACATCTAAAAATATAGTTTTTAACACATATATACTAACTGCTATATAGTAGTTTTTATTTATAGTTATATGCTATATATAGTAGATGTTATATAGTAGTTATATGTTATATACTTGTTAATACTATATATCAATATCATATATAGCTATATATAGTTATATATATATATATATTACTTACGAATTTTATTGTATTTTTCAAAACCTCTGCTACCAAAATATGCAACATAAACAGTAACAAGAAGTGTTTTAAGAAGTTCTACCCATTCACTACCTACTTTAAAAGGGCTATCGCTACTATCTAAAATAACAAACAAAGTAGTCATAAATGTTAAGTAAAGTAATGTAAGTGGTCTTGTGTTTTTCGACAGCCAACTGTCCGCTGTATTATCGCTAGTCCATCTTTCGGTAACCTGCTCCATTTCTAGTATATCGATTTTAATGAGTTCTAACGCCTTTTGTTTTTCAAATGGGGATAAACTATTGTCTTTAGCAATTAAGTTCTTTAAAACGCCTAAAAAGCCCTTGTCAGGCAATGTATTGGCTAAATTCTTAAATAAACCTTTCTCGCCTATTAGAAACTTACCTACTTTAGTATCTTTAAATGGTTTGCTCATAAGTTCTAAATTGTAACTGTATTAAAAACAAGTATATGTTTAGTTCATTAAATGGGTAGTCTTCATTTTTAGGATAGTAAGATATACCACCTATAAACGAAGTAGGGAATAAAAATATGATTGCTATGCTCAATATGTCCAAATTACACCTTGTGTCTTGTCAGGGTCTATATCAGCGTGTATAAAAGTCTTTGCAACTCCTATCCTGCTAAACCCTACGTCTAAAAGGCAGTTAATTAAATCAAATCTGTCTTGGCTTTTGTTACAAGCTATGTCTACTGCAAGTCCTTTAAGATGGCTGCTTGTTTCTACTCCTCCTACTTTTTCGTTGTGTGCAGGTGTTCTAAATCCACTTGTTATGTGTATGGGTTTGTCGAACTTATCTCTCACTTCGTCTAGCATCTCAAGCAAAGTATTGTCCATTAGCTGACCACTACCTTGTACGTCAGGACTATCAAACTCGCTATAATTAAAGTGTTTTAACATAAACCGCAATGCATACAAATATCACACATTATTTCTTCTTTTTTAACTCGTACCACTTTTGGGCTGTGTAGCCAATAGTAACCAACAATAAAAGTATCTTTAGACTATCTTCTAATATATCCATTGTACTAACTGTAATAGCTGATAGGTTGATTACGTAAAGTTTAAACGAGTTTAAGTCCATAACTAGTTACTATAAGACCACCCTGCGAAAGTGTGGACGCCGTTACCTTCTTCTATTTCTATTTCTTTAGACACCCAACCATAAGGGTAGTCAATCTCTGTTACAGCAGGAGTAATTACGTTACCTTCTTCGTCAAGTACAGCAGCTTCTGTTTCTTCTGTAATCTCTGAAGCTTTCCATAGAACATCAACAGAATACTTATCAGCAAGTACAGGCGCAGTTAGTTCTTCGCCTTCTTCGTCATAAGTACCTTGTTCTACTACTACGTTTCCTAATTTAACAACCGTATGACTGTGCGAAGGGTGCTTGTTGCCTTCCTCATCTTCTGTATGTGGTAAGGCATCTATTCTTGTTTCTGCCAACTCTTGGCTTTCAAATTCATATTTCTTAAATATATATTTCATTGTATTAAATTAACTTGTTAATGCTTGTAATTCGCTATCGCTTAATGCTGTGTCGTAAAATCTCATATCGTTTATATTGTTAGGGTTATTCTGTACATTTTCATATTCATCATAATTTGATGCTGCAAGTGTTGTGAATGTACCTAAATTAGTGCCATTAATATAAGCCGTACCTGTTGTACCTGTTATTTTTACTGCAATTTTAAACCTACCCCCATTAGTAAACGATACTGCACTTGTGTTTGCAGCAGTTGTGCCATCTTTATGCCTTATTCTTAAATCTGTACCGCCAACATTAGGAATGCTTAAACCAATAAAAACTTGACTATTACTTGTACTTATTAAACGTGGTGCAACAGTTGTCCCACCTTCTTTATAGAATAAATTGATATCATAAAACCAAGTCATTTCTGTACTGTAAAGGTCTAAATCTACCATATCTTCTCTTCCGAATGGTAATTCAGACACCCTTGTAACACCCCCAGATTGTCCTGATGTTGGTATATACGAAGTTGCGTAGCTTCCTTGTTCGAGTTGTGCGTATTGTATGTAAATACCATTATCTGTGCCTGTTGATACACTTCCGTTAGCATATGCAGGATAAATTCTTACTAAAGTTGTTCCTTGTGTGTATATTAATGTAACTCTATACCAACCATTACCAACGCTTTCTATTGATACGTCATTTAAATTAGAACCTGATGTATTACCTATCACTCCGTTTTCTAAATCAATATAAACGTTAACACTTGCGACACCATCATACGACCATACATATGCCCAATTTGTACTTTCTGCTTTTAAATAAACACTATAACTATATTGAGCAGATGATAATGATAATGATTGTTGAATGTATCTTGAACCTGTACTATTTCTTTTTAATAACCAAGCATTATCAGAACCACCTACACCTGTTTGACCACTTGTTAAATCTATACTTGATGAAAGTACCCAAGTAGTATCAAACTGATTAGATTGTAGCAAATAATTACTTCTCTGTGGCTCTAATAACAAATGTCCTTTAGTGTTGTTTAGAAAGTCAATACGTGGCTCATCTGTGCCTACTGTTTCGATTAAACCATCTTTGTTTACAACAGTTGCTGTTGATGCCCTGTCAAAAGTAAAAGGTAGTGGCTTAAAATTGTTGTTCTCGTCATTATAGGCAAGAGCAGTTTCTTTTCCTACTGCCCATTCTCCGTTTCCAAATTTAAATGTATTTGCCATTACTTAATTGTTAAATTTAATTCGTTTGCCATATTTGTAAATGATGTGTAGCTTGTTAGTGCTTCAAGTTCGGCATCTGTTAGTACCGCATCGTAGTAACCAATTTCTTTTGTTTTTCCGTAGAAGTTATTACCGCCTGTTGCTTGTTCAAATTTAAGTGTATCTAATCCTGTTGGAGTTACTATTCCTGTACCATTACCTAAATTAAATCCACTAACATAAACTTTTAAAGAACCTGTCTGATAGCTTAAAGCAACTTTATTGTAAATCGTCTTATTTATATTACTTAAATTTACTTCCCCATTAGTAGTTCCGCTACCTGTAACCCAACTTTTAACAACTCCACTTGTTTCATCATATTCAAGGACAACCCTATTGTTTATACTTGTTCCGTTAGATATAACTATTCTTTTACTTGTTACATCATCTGCAATAGCAGCTATATCAGCAAACAACACTCCTTCGCTGTCATTAAATACTTGCTCGTTTCCCGCTCCGTTAGCTACGTCTGCTGCTCTTGTAACACCCCCAGATTGTCCTGAAGTGGGAATGTAACTTGTAGCATAGCTTCCTGCTTCTGCTTGAAATCCGTAAACATATAAGCTGTCAGTACCATTAGGATTTAACGCCTGTAATCTTGATGCTGATGCGCTTGGCACTATTGCTATAAGAAATATATTTTGCGTAGTCGTAGCTGATGCGTTTGCTTGAAACTGACATCTATACCAACCGTTTCCGTAATATTCAATTTTAGGTGTAGTTCCGCTTGTTGCACCTGCATACGTACCTATTACTCCGTTTTCCAAATCAAAGTTGGCATACTGACCACTTCCAAAGGCGTTTGTATTACCTGTGATTTGTATGTATTTTAATTCATTAGCTTTAACAAAAACCGAAAAACTATATGTATCTCCGCTTGTAAATGAATGAGTGTTGTTAGGAAATAAAAACTTTAATGAAGAACCTGATGTAGGTGTAATTTCATTAGCGCCTGAAACTCCGTCTGGATTATTTACAGAACCATCTTGTGATATAGGAGTTGTTATTCCTGAAGAACCCCATTGACTTGCATCTTCTGAATAAGTAAATAAATTAGTCCTACTTGGTTCTAAAAGCGCAACACCATTTGAACTGTCTGTATAGTCAATTCTTAATTTATCCTGTCCTACGACTTCTATTAACCCTTGTTTGTTTACCCTTGTGGCAATACTGTCCCTTGTTACGCTGAAAGGTGTCGGTTTATAGTTATCGTTTTGGTCGTTATAAGCCATAGACGAACCTGTCTTGGTTGCCCATATACCCGCTCCGTAGTTAAATGTCTTTGCCATTATTCTATTGTATAAAGTTGTTCTGTTGCCATTTCGTTAAAGCTATCGTAGCTTGTAAGTGCTTCTAATTCTGTGTCTGATAACGCTTCGTTAAAAGTCATTACTTCTTTTGTTTTTCCGTATAAAGGATTTAATGATGCAGTATCAAAAGATAAATCGCTTAAATTGTTAGGTAAATTAGTTACTGTATCTGTCCCTAATTCAAATCCGTTTGCCCATAAGTTAAATCCATTTGAACTATATTTTAAAGCAATCTTATTATAATTACTTGTGTCCGATGTCGTTGTTGTTATTTGTGGATTAGTTCCTCCAGAACTTGAAATTAAAGTAGCTTCAATCCCATTACTTACAGTATAAAACTTAAAGAACACTCTATTATTTAAAGTTCCATCTGAAATAGATATAACCCTTGATGTTGTACTATCGTAAAAATCAGCAACATTAGCATACAAAACCCCTTCACTATCGTTAAAGGTTGCTTCTGCGCCATTGACTGCATCTGCTGAACGAGTTACACCACCTACTTCTCCGTTTGTTGGTATGTAGGATGTTGGATAGTCCTCTTCTATTTGTGCGCCCCAAATGTAAATTCCACTTGTTCCATCTCCATTGTAGGTGTAATTATCTGATGTAGTAGTAAATCCATCTGCAATAGGTTGAATGTTTGGTGCAACTGATGATGTTGCTGTAAAAACTGCATTAATTTTATACCATCCGTTACTAAAATCTTTAACAGAAAGACTTATAAATCCTTGCTGACTAACAACAGAACCATTTAAAAGATTAATGACAGCCATAGGTTGAGAACTATATCCACCACCACCAATTCGTATTGCTGTCTTTGTATATTCTTCGGCTTTAGCAAAAAATGAATAACAATAAGATGTGCCAGACGATGTTGATGATGAAAGTGAAATAAATGCAGAGTGCGAACTATTTATTGCGGTAGCAATTATCTTATCAGCATTTAAACTACCATCTGGACTTACAGCACTATTTGCTACAACAGTAGTATTATCTAAAGTCCAACCACTATTAGAAAAATCTTCTGAATAAGGTATCAAATTAGTCCTACTAGGCTCTAAAAGTAAATGTGGGCAATCCTGTACTACACCGTCTAATAAAGGGTAATCTAATCTTGGTACACCACTTGCTACGGTTTCTATAAGTCCGTCTTTGTTTACTCTTGTCGCAGTTGAACCTCTTGAAAAATCAAAATCCCCATCTGAATTGTTAGGCAGTACATTATATAACGTACCACTTCTATATCCGCTTGGGATATGTACTAAACTTGCCTTGTCGTAAATACTCATTGTACTGAATTATTAAATGTTTCTACTAAACAGGCTTGCGCTTCCATAGTACCACCTGCGTCATCTACTCTTTTATATAAATCATTTGCATCGCCTACAATACTAACAAATGGATATTGTCCTACCCAGCTTTCGTTATATATCGTTCCGAAGCCTATGTTGTTTATTATCTTTCCCCAACCTGTTGCCATTTATATACTTTTTTAGTTTTACTATATTTTTTTGTTTTGGTTTGTACATTCTCATAAAACCCACCCATTAAATAAACTGTCTTTATCAGGATAAACATCGTCATCCGAGTTATTGTTATATTCAGGGAATAAATTACTGTTAAAACTCATATGGTCTATAAATCTTGTTGTGTAATACTCCGCTAGGTTTCTTTCCTTTTGTACTAGGAAGTCCACCTCATCTTTACTAGGTGTTTCTCCGTTCTCGCTTGTGTGCTTAAATAACCCACCATTCTTTAACTGATAAGCTGAATAAGGCAAATACTCTACCATAGCAAAATGGATAAGCATTGGTGCAAGAAAATCATCTACAAGTGTTTGGTAATCGCCTGTTAGATTGTCCGCAATAATATCAGCTTGTAGCTTATCGTATAGTTTACTACCTGTGTAGTTCCTTACGTGAATTTCTTGTGCTATCTTGATAAACTGTATAAATTTATTGGTATCTACATTACCATCAAGGATGCTGTTTTTTACAAGGTCTGTTCTGTTTATAAATAATGCTGTTGCCATATCTAGTTTTTAAATCCCATTTTATTCCAATAAGCAGCAGTATAACCTTTATACTTCATATCTTTAGGTGCGACAGGTACTTTTTGTGCGTTAGCTTCGGGCTTAAATCCTTGACTTTTAGCTTCTGTTGTACTAATTACACTACCTAGACTTTTAGAGCCTTCCTTACGTGCGTAAATACGTCTAAACCATTTGTGGTTGCATCTTGCTCCGCCCTTATATAACCATACAGAATAAGTGTCAGAACCACCCTTGCCAAAACCTGCATTTACAACTTTACTTGTCATAGCGTTTATATCTTCTTTACGATATACCTTTTTAGCACTTACCATTTTTTTGCAAAACTCCCTAGATGTGCCTTTAGTCTTTGCAGGGTTGTACATATATCTAACTAAATATGTTTTGTCCTCTTGACCTTTTTGTTTACTCTTACCATCTTGTTTGCTTTCACTATATGGCTTGGCACTACCTGTACTAGCTAGATTAGTTTGCTCGTTTAACTCCTTAATCTTTTGGTTTAGGTCATCGTCATTGTCATAGTCTACTTCTTGTTCATCTATAACTTCAAAGTCTTTTAGTAGTTCTTCTTCATCTTGTCCTAAATCTATAAGAGCATCAGCAATATCCGTGTCTACAAATTTATCTAAATCACTTGCTAACTTTACACCTGTTTCTTCTTCTTGTGTTTCATCATCAACAATTTCTTTGTCAATTTCTATAAACTCTAAAGGTTGTAGTGTCTTGAAGTATAGGTTAAGAGATATATTATTATAAGCTAGTATTTCATCAAACGCCTCTATTAGTAAGTTCTGAAAAGGTTTAATAACCAAGTTCATCATCAGCTTTGTGGCTGTTTCTAACTCTTCTGCGTTGTTTCCAAGCCCTGTATTGTCTTTAATACCCAAAAGCATAGGAGATACTACCCTGTGCGCTACAAGTATCTTACGGCTGCTCTCATCGCTTAAAAATTGATATTGGTTGTGTGCATCACTTAATTGTACAGGGTCTATTGTAGCTGCTGTTTCAGGGCTGTCGTTAAACGATAGTATAAACTTACCTGCATTACTACTTCCTGAAAACTTATCATAGATACGTCTTTCTATTTGTTCTCTTTCTTCTGCACTAGGAGTACCTGAATTAAAATTGATAAGCATACTAGGACTTAATCCTGATTGTATGTTATTTATATGAAAGTTAGATATTTCTTCTTCAAGGTCTGCATATTGCAACCCACCTTGATAGTCAGGGGTGGCATAGTACTTGTACCCTGCTCTGTAAGGCTTAACGTAAACAATTTCGATAGCTTCATTACTCATACCAAAAGCAGGTATGCGCTTTACTTGGTTAATACGGTTGTATTTAGCCCAATCATTAGAGTAGTAATATGCTTCTATTTCTCCTTTATCGTTGCACTTTTCAGCAGCTAGTTGTTCAACAGGTATATGCTCAACCCTTGCTATCTTTTTTCTATCCTTACTGTAAATTACCTGCATACTACATTGACCAAACAATTTGAGGTCTGCACATAGTTTGCGTAAACAGTCTTTATGTAATAGTGTAATGGCTTGTGCGTAAGCATCAGGCTTCTTGTTGCTGTCAGTAGCATCTAATCCTTTGCCGTATATCATTTCACTAATACCGTTTATAACAGCATTGTTTGTAGGGCTGCCATTGTAACGGTCTATTAGGTACTGAAAGTATGAGTTTTTATCTCCGTATGTTACAAATGCCTTACCCTTTTTTTCTTCAATAGTAGGGCTAACATAATTCGATAAACTTAAAGCGTGTATCATAATACTATATAATCGTTATTGTGTGTATCGTTTGTATCGTAAACGTCTTTATTTACATTATACCTGCTTTGTGTTACAGGTGCTTGTGCTGTACAAAACAATTTATCTCTATATACTAATGTGCTGCCATTTAAAACCTCTAGTGTGTAAAAGTGTCCTTCTCTAAATGGTGCGTTGCTGCTGCCAAATGTCATAGAAGCTGTTAAAAAGTTTTCATTGCTATCAACAATAGTAGATGCTGTAATTGTTTCAGACTTGTTAGTTTGTTCATCAGTAACAGTATATGTAAGCGTTTGAGTAACATACTCTGCTCTTGGTATATACTTAAATGTTTGTGTTTGCGATACTGATACAATCTTCATATAAGTATAACGATAAAAAGTGAGAATTTGTAATAAAAAAAGA